TGGTGGAGAGATTGGGAAAATGAAACACTTCCTCCTCTACAACACGTTATCCAATCCTACGATACGGCGTTTATGAAAAAAAGTTCTGCTGACTATTCTGCTATTACAACGTGGGGCGTGTTCCAAGAAAATGAGGACAGTGGTCCGCAGCTCTTGCTCGTTGATGCAGTTAAAGAACGTTACGAGTTTCCTGAACTACGGCGCGTGGCCAAAGAACAATACGATTACTGGCAACCTGAAACAGTTTTGGTCGAGGCTAAAGCATCAGGGCTCCCGCTCACTTACGAATTACGTAAGATGGGTATCCCTGTTTTAAACTTTACACCGAGTAAAGGGAATGATAAGCATACAAGAGTTAACTCAGTTGCACCTCTATTTGAAAGTGGATGCATATGGGCGCCCACTCATAAAGAGTTTGCACAAGAGGTAATTGAAGAGTGTGCAGCTTTTCCTCATGGAGACCATGATGACTTGGTCGATTCCATGACTCAAGCTGTTATGCGATTTAGACAGGGAGGTTTAATTAGTCACCCAGAGGATTATTTAGATGAACCTGTGCAACAAGCGAGGAGAACGTATTATTAATGGGAGATATATCTAAACGAGGTCGTGGAGCTATTTTAAAAGGTGGACAACTTCCTATTCAAATTAAACCAAAACCTGGACTAGAGGACACTAAAAAATATTTAAAAAATCTTCGTAAGAAAAGAAGAGATCAAGGAAAATGATAGGCAAGAAATCAGGGCCACCACCTCTACGAGGACCCAACCCACAAGGCTTGAATATTGTTAAAAAAAAGAATACAACGAGAAGATTAGGGAAACTATATGGCAGAAATAGACAAATCATTACCAAACGTAAGACAAGAAATAAATCTTGATACTGAAGAAGCTGTTGTAGAAGCAGAAAAAGAAACAGAACAGGCTCTTGAAGAAAAGCCTCCTGTTGATGTTCAACAAAATGAAGATGGTAGTGTAGACATTAATTTTGAACCAAGTGCCATGAACCCCGGACAAGACTCTGGGCATTTCGCAAACCTTGCAGAACTTTTACCTGATGATGTGTTAGGAAGATTATCGTCAGTGTTGATGAATAATTATCGTGATTATAAAATGTCCAGAAAAGAATGGGAGAAGTCTTATACCAGTGGACTTGATTTATTAGGATTCAAATATGATTCTAGAACCGAACCTTTCAGAGGTGCGTCAGGTGCAACCCACCCTGTGTTAGCAGAAGCCGTGACCCAGTTTCAGGCTTTGGCGTACAAGGAATTATTACCTGCTGATGGTCCTGTAAGAACACAAATTTTAGGAGTGCAGGATCCAGTTAAAGAACAACAAGCAAGACGTGTAAAAGATTTCATGAACTATGAAATCATGAACAACATTACAGATTACGAACCAGACTTTGACCAATTATTATTTTATTTACCTCTTGCAGGATCTGCGTTTAAAAAAGTTTACTACGATGAAGTTGAAGGTAAAGCTGTTTCTAAGTTTGTTCCTGCCGATGATTTAGTGGTTCCTTATTCTGCAACAACTTTAGAAGAAGCAGAATCAATTATTCATGTTGTTCGTATGTCAGAAAATGATTTACGAAAACAACAAGTGAATGGTTTTTACAGAGATATAGAATTAATGCCAGGACCTATGAATGAAACAGACGCAGAGAAAAAAGAAAGAGAACTCTCAGGTGAAAGAAAAACAAAAGAAGGAAATGTGTTTACTTTATTAGAAGTTCACACAGAATTAGATTTAGAAGGTTTTGAAGATGTAAGTGTTGAAGGAGAGCCTACAGGAATTAAAATACCTTACATTGTAACTATTGAAGAAGCATCAGGACAAGTCTTATCCATTAGAAGAAATTTTGAAATAGGTGATATTAAGAAAAAAAGAATATCTTATTTTGTGCATTTTAAATTTTTACCAGGATTAGGATTTTATGGTTTTGGTTTAATACATATGATTGGTGGGTTATCTAGAACAGCCACCGCTGCGTTACGACAATTATTAGATGCAGGAACTTTATCTAATTTACCTGCAGGTTTTAAACAACGAGGTATTAGAATACGAGATGATGCACAGTCAATACAACCAGGAGAATTTAGAGATGTAGATGCACCGGGTGGTAACATTAGAGATGCGTTTATGATGTTACCTTACAAGGAACCATCTCAGACACTATTGAATTTAATGGGGGTCGTAGTACAAGCAGGTCAACGCTTTGCTTCAATAGCGGACTTGCAAGTGGGTGATGGGAATCAAGGAGCAGCTGTGGGCACGACCGTGGCTCTCTTAGAAAGAGGAAGCCGTGTTATGTCGGCAATTCATAAAAGATTGTATGCATCACTCAAAGTAGAGTTTAATTTATTAGCAAGAGTTTTCAAACTTTACCTACCAGCAGAATACCCCTATGACGTGGTAGGTGGGCAACGTGTTATCAAACAAGCTGACTTTGATGACAGAGTTGATATCTTGCCAGTTGCAGACCCGAACATTTTTTCACAGACGCAGCGTATCTCCCTTGCGCAGACGGAAATGCAACTGGCACAATCTAATCCTAATATACATAACATGTATCAAGTTTACCGACACATGTATGAAGCTCTCGGTGTAAAAAACATTGATGCCATTTTAAAACCACCGCCAATCCCTGTTCCAAAAGATCCAGCGTTAGAACACATTGATGCAATCGGTGCTGTGCCATTCCAAGCATTCCCGGGTCAAGATCACAGAGCCCATATTACTTCGCATTTAAATTTTATGGCAACTAACATGGCACGAAATGCACCTATCGTTATGGCTGCGTTAGAGAAAAACATACTCGAGCACATTTCGATTATGGCTCAAGAACAAATTCAGTTAGAATTTAAAACTGAGTTACAAGAATTAATGATGATGCAACAAAATCCACAAGCGATGATTAATCCTGAAATGCAAATGCAGGTAAAAATGTTAACAGAAAAAATAGAATCTAGAAAAGCTGTGTTGATTGCAGAAATGATGGATGAATTTATGAAGGAAGAGAAAAAAATTACTTCACAATTTGACAATGATCCTATTGCAAAACTAAGATCTAGAGAATTAGACCTTCGAGCACGTGATGATGAAAGAAAAAGAATGGAGGGTGAAGAAAAAATTAACCTAGATAAGATGAGAGCGATGATGAACCAGATGAATGTAGAGGAGAAACGTGAACAAAATGAAGAATTAGCTAAACTTAGAGCAAATACTTCAATTCAAAAAACAATTTTAAGCAAAACAATACCTTCAACAGACAGTATTCCTAGTAATATTTCTATTATTCGAAAAGAGGACTAATTATGGTTGATAAAAAACAGAAAAAAGTAGCAAAAGTTATGCGAGAATTTAAAAAAGGTAAATTAAATATTGGAAAATCTAAAAAAAAGGTTAAAAATCGTAAACAAGCAATAGCTATCGCTCTAAATAGAGCAGGTATTAAGCAGAAAGGTAAGGCATAACATGGCATGGTTTGGTTTCGCCAAGATGGCAATACAAACAGGGTCTAAAATTTATCAAAATAGACAAAGAACTAAGATAGCGATGTCTGATGCCCAGCTTCTCCACGCCGAACGTATGGCTCGTGGTGAAGAGGCTTATCAAGGTAAGTTATTAGAGGCTAGACAAAATGATTGGAAAGACGAATTTGTCTTGATCCTGTTGTCAATCCCGATTATATTACTTGCATGGGCTGTGATTAGTGATGATCCAGCTGCAATGCAGAAGGTAGAACTGTTTTTTGAATATTTTTCTAACCTTCCAAAATGGTTTACGAATTTATGGATCCTTGTCGTAGCCAGTATTTTTGGTATAAAGGGTACACAAATATTTAAAAACGGAGGTAAAAAATAATGGCAAATCCTAGATATAATACACAGGTTGCAAACAGACGTGGCGCTATGAATGGCGGACGTATGAAAAAAATGGGTGGTGGAATGATGATGAAACGACCTATGATGCAAAAAGGTGGAGACACAAAGAAAAAAATCATGAAAGGTGCAGGTAAAATTGCAAGAATGACACCGGTTGGTGGTGTTGCAGCTGCAGCTAAAGCAGTAACTAAAAAAATAAAAGAAAAAAGAATGAAAAAAATGGGTGGTGGAATGATGAAACGACCTATGATGAAAGAAGGTGGCAAACTTAAAATGGTTATGAAAGGTGGAAAGAAAGTTCCATTTTTTGCAGCTGATGGAAAAGGTGCCAAAGATCTTGGAAAAGCTACTGGTATGAAAAAAGGTGGCATGGCTAAATTAAATCCAGGTCTTAGAAAATTTTTAATGAAAAAGAAAAAAGGTAAAGCGTAATGTTAGAAAAAATTAGATCAGTTATAAAAAACGTTTTGTGTAAAATTCTTTGCATTAAACAATGCATGTGCAAAAGGAAAAAAGATGACTAAACTTTGTCCTAGAGGTAAAGCCGCAGCAAAAAGAAAATTTAAGGTGTACCCAAGCGCCTATGCAAATGCCTACGCATCAAAAATTTGTGCAGGTAAAATTAAAGATCCATCGGGTGTAAAGAGAAAAGATTTTAGAGGACGTAAGCCATCTGCAATGGGTGGTAGAGTTTACAAAGCTGGTGGTGGAGTAGCAGAGGCTGCTGAAAGATTAAGAAGACAAGGTAAAAAAAATGGAGGCATGATAGAGAAAGGTTTTACTAAAGATCAAGTAAAAAAAATAAAAGACTTAGAAGACATGGTAAAAAACAAAAGAGTTTCTATGGAAAAAAGTATGCAAAGAATCTCTAAAGAACCTAAAACACCTACAGAACGAAACTTATTTTTAAAAAAGCTAAGAAAAATGCCAAAACAATTTACAGGATTTGAAAAAGACTCAGACCGAGAAAAAAGAAGATTAAGAAATAAAATATTAGAGTCTAGACAAGGTAAAATGGGTGGAGGCATGGCTCAACTTTCAGGTTTTGGAAAAGCTAGAAGAAGATAATGAAAAAGAAAAAACAAAAAAGAATCATAGCAAAAGGTTGTGGTAAAGTTTTAAATAACAGGAGAAAGAAAACTTTAAAAGTAAAGGCGGCCTAATATGGCTAAAAAAGGTCTAGACGATTGGTTCAAACAAAAATGGGTCGACATAGGATCTAAAAGAAAAGATGGGTCTTTTGCTAAGTGTGGAAGATCAAAACAAAAGAAAGATGCGAAAAGAAAATATCCAAAATGTGTCCCGCTTGCAAAAGCAAGAGCGATGTCGGAGAGTCAAAGACGCTCAGCCGTTGCTAGAAAAAGAGCAGCTTCTAACGTGGGACCAAAGCCTACCAACGTCCGCACTTTTGCTAAAAGGACTAAAAAAGCTGTTGGTGGTGTTACTGAGCCTTATCGTGGTCGTTACATTCGTGGAGATCTTGGTGGTGTTAAAGTATCCAACCCAAGTCTTGTCAAGTATTACAAAGGATTGGTATAATATGGTTGTTAATAGATCAAAGATACCACAACAGGTAACCAAGGCACCTGGTAAGAAAAAATTTAAAAATTACAGAGATGTTAGACCTATCTTAGAACCATCAACAAAAAAGATGTTAGATAAATATTATAAGGATTTAATAAAATGAGACGGCAAAGTAAAATGCCGGCAAGAAATAGAAAGAACTTCAGGCCAACTAAGGCT